TCACACCTGTGGTTCGGCTTGTGCCTTGAATAACTACACCGCCTGCGCCTGTGGAATAACCCACACCAGCAGTGCCAGATGATCTAAGTGAGCCTGTGACTGCTAGACTCGTACCTGTGGCTGCACCGATATTTGGAGTCACCAATGTAGGTGTGTTTGCAAATACGGCTGCCCCTGTGCCTGTTTCATCAGTAAGGACTGCCGCCAAGTTTGCGCTTGATGGTGTTGCCAAAAATGTTGCCACATTTGCAGCCAAACCAGATACGCCAGTTCCAATAGGCAAACCAGTGCAATTCGTCAATGTGCCTGATGTTGGTGTGCCAAGAATCGGGGTTACTAAAGTTGGGCTTGTGTTAAATACCAACAGACCAGTACCAGTTTCATCAGTCATTGCCGCCCGTAGATTGGCGCTTGATGGACTTGCCAGAAACGCTTGAATGCCTGCGGCATAAACTACATCAGCATTGATCTGATACCAAGAATTTGTGGGTTGATAGAAACGAATTGCAGTAGCAGCACCAGCCGCCAATGAAGTCACCGCACCATAAAGAGCAGTCGCACCATTCAGCGCAATTGTCAATGAGGTAATTTCTTGAGTGGTCGTAATCAGTATCGTAGTGCCATCAGGCACACCTGTATTCAAAGGCAAGGTAATCGTGCCAGTTGCTAATGTTCCAGCAGGTTGCAACAGCATCCATTGGTCTTGGCTGACAGGAGTTGGAACAGTGATGTTGAACCCAGAGCCAGGCACATAAAGATTTGTCGCCAAAGTTGGCGATGCAAAACTCTGCTGAAAAAACGTCAGCAAACTGCCGATTGATGTGCGTCTTGCATCCCCATTGTTAGGCGAATAAACGGGTAACTGGTCACCGCTTGAAACAGTGCTGAGTACTGGTAACTGATTGATTTGTGGCATGACTGTCCTTAGTAATATTCGAGAGGCCCATCAGGGCCAGCAGTAACAGGATTGGCTGGTGGTCTGATAAAAGGATTATCGTAGACTCTCCAAGGCTTATTGCCAGCACCAGCAGGCATTGTTGCCGGAAGTTGCTGTTCAAGCGGGAATGTGGCTCTTTGCAACAGAATATCGTAACCCTGCTTGGCAGTGGCTTTTGTATCAGGCATTACCTGCTTGCCAAACATTGGTGCAAGTCTGATGCCTAGACTGCAAATAATGGCCTCGTAAGCCGAGTCAGGCACTAGGGTTTCTTCATCTAGGCTGCTGTCTTGTGGGCTGGATGGCAAAGGGTAACCCAAGCGGATGCCCTTGGCGTTCCAGTCTGCCATCATTGCATCCAATCTACGCAAGGCAGATTCAAGCTGTTCAGGCTGTAAATCAAACACATAAGACGCAAGCCCGATTTCCTCAAAGGATGCGCTTACGAATTGTCGTTTTGTATAGCCCATGCTGATTCCTCAATGTGTTTCAACAGTGTCGCATCTGACCAGCGTTTGTCAACCTTCATGCCAATGGCTTCAGCCTGTTGTAGCATTTCCTCACGAGTTGGTGGGCTGTCATCAACAGTCTCAACAACTTCAATTGGCTCATCAGGCACATCAATAACTTGTGCGCCAATCGGTGATGGATAGTAGACTTTATTGAGCTTGCGATCGATAGCTTGCTCTTTTTTGAGTTTGCGCTTTTGCAAACGCAACTCCCGCCACGGGGCGAGAGTCTTGTTCTTAATGATTGCGGCTGATTTAATCATTTTTTCATTGGTGCTTTGCTAGGCTTACCAGCGGCTTTTGCCGACTTAGTAGCCATGCCAAGTGCCATTGCAACGGCTTGCTTTTGGGGCTTGCCTGATTTCATTTCCATTTTGATATTTTTGGAAATGGTCTTATCTGAATAACCTTTTTTCATTGGCATTTTGTTCTCCATGTAAAACAGGCCAACATCTCTGCTGGCCTGTCTTGGTTTAACCACCGATACGATAGACGACAAAAGTACCAGCCGCAGTCTTACGGCAACGGAAACGTGCAGATGCACCAGCCGTAGCCGCAGTTGCGGCAGCACCCACGATGGTGACATCGGTATTGACCGTGAGGGTCAAAGCAAATGCAGCCAAAGTAATGACGCTGAAGTCAAATGAATCACCGATTGCCCACTCAGTTGCCAAATCAAGGTTTGCACCTGTTGGCAATTGAATGTCACGGCTTGCTGTAGGTGTAGCAGTGATGATGCCTGTCAACACGTTGGCAGCAGTTGCCGCCATCGAGCCGCCATCAGCGATGTTGGCTGGCGCACCTTGAGGTTGCCAATTGCCATTGTTGCTGATATCAGGAGCAACACCCACAGAGTAGTAAGCGCCCGATGCACCAGCTTGAATAATCACGTTGGTGGCATTGGTAAATGCGCTTGATACATAAGTTGTGTTGTCAACCGTTGTCAGCAAATCATTGGCTTCAGGAAATTGGGGAAACCCAACTTCTTGAAACACTTGTGCTGGTGAAAAGGCTTGAACAGCGATTTTCTCGCCTGCTGGTACTGCAACAGTAGCTGTGCCTTGTGCAAAAATTACTTGATAGCTCATGATTTACTCCTTAAGCCTGATTGAATAGCAAAATACCAGACATTTCTGGCTGCTTATTGACCACACCATACAGAGTGTCCAAGCGATACTTGGTTTTCATGGTGTTTACATCGTACTGCTTCTGCATGACCAACTCGATACCCTGATCGGTGGAGGCTCGCATCACTGCAACGCCAGCATCAGAGGGAACAGCGTAACGACCAGGCAAAATCTCCAACGCATCTTTCTGCCAGAAGCAGTTGATAGGTGCAGTGGTCGAGTTCAAACGGGTCATTGTTGCAGAGGCGTTAGGTGTCACGATGCAGTTTTGATACTGCAACTCGGCATCAGTTCCACCTTGTGCGGAAATGATGGGAGGTGTGATAACGCAAGTGGTTGCGTTTGTGATGCTCACCACACGGAAAGTCTTGGCAAAACCAGTACCTTGCTTAGTGATGTGATGCACAGCCTCAACACCAGAGATTTCAAACGGTGTACCCACTCGCAGATCAGTTGTCGATGTGACAGTGATGGTCTGGAAGCGGTTGTCAACGTTCTGGGTCTCGCCTGTCACTGCGGTAGAAGTGGCAACTGGAACATAGTAGTTGTTGGCAGAAGCCAAGGTGGACATAGTGGTATTAGAACCAGTACGTGCAGCCAAGCGGTTTGCGTAATCCAACTTGTAAGTTTCAAAGCCTGCAACCATACCAACGAAAGAACGCTCGAAAGCGGTGTTGGACTTAGTGCCAGCGAAACTGCGAGATGCACCACCACCAGTAGCTCCACCAGCAATGTTGCCAGCGATGCCGTTGTAGTCACGGCTTGACAAAGCCAAGTAACGGTCAAAAGACTGTACGCCCTGCTCGTTCATAATGCTGTCGCACAAGGCCACATCATCATAATCACCAGCAGCGGTGTTGACAGTCACAACCAAAGAACCTTGGGCTGCAGCAACATTCATAATTGAAATGTTGATGTCAGAGGCAAGTTTCTGCTTGGCGGCTTCGCCCAAACGACCTTCTTGCAAAGCATCACGCAGTTCCAAAGCATCCAGAATGAACGGCACAGACTTTTGGAAGCCAAGTGTCGCTGGTACTGCAAGCTGTGTGTAAGCTGTGAAGTTGTTAGTCTGATCCATGCCATCATACGATTGTGCGATGTAAGGCTGGGGACGATAGATCACGTTGTTGGTGCGTTCCATCATCGAGCCATCTGTGTTGTAGATGGACACGTTGCGGGATAAAACCAAAGCATCGTTAAAGCCTTCGAGGATGTCCTCAAACGCTACACGCTCTTCTTTTGAAAAACTATTGCTCATAATAAGCTCCTATTAAATTATTTGGATGCTGATCGTTTCTGCGCCCTGTACTGAATGACCTTAGTCATGTTGCCAGTACGAGCCGCTTCTTCTCTCAGCCGTTCAAGTGTTGAGTCAACCGCACCAGATGATCTTCCAGTTCCTGTAACGATACGCTCTGGGGCGGGTGCTTGCCTGCGATTTGTAACTTTCAAGTCTTTCTCCAGTTTTGCTACCGCAAAGGCAAACTTTACGGGGTCTTTGATTTCAGCCAACTCTTTAGCCTTTGCAGGGTTCTTACCGAGTGCGTAAACAACGAGTGCAGGATTATCTGCACCTTGCAGCAAAACGCCTTGCTGGGTGATAGAAAAAACTTGTTGAGCAACTTCTTCAGCATCCTCAAAGTCTTTCACTCTTAACTCGGCTTTCGCCTTGCCATAACCATCCAACTTGGCTTGCCATGCCTTTTGCTGATTCATAACTTCAGCTTCTTGCTTGGCGTTGACTTCATCGGCCTGTCGCTTGCGCTCAAACCAACTTGTCAATGCTTCCTCGTATGCATCAGCGTCATAGTCGTGATCTTCTAGCTTTGGCTTATTTCCAATCACCACTGGCTTGGTCTCAGGTGGTGCGGCTTGTAGCTTGCTTTGTAGTTCACGATTCTGCCGTTGCAGTTCTCGGTTCGTCTTACGCAACTCTTTTACCCATTCAGGCGCTGGAGTATGTTCTTCGGGAGGTGGCGCTTCCTCACCAATGCTGACAACAACTTCTTCGGTATCTTCCGGTTCAA